AACGAGCCAAATTCAACAATGCAAAGATTAATCCGAAAGTTGAACTTACTGGACTCGATTGACGAACAAAGTAGTTTTGGTAAACTCGATTTGATCATGCAGCTTCCATATGTAATTAAAACACAAGCCAGGGAAGATCAAGCGGCTAAAAGAATGAAGGCTATTGAAGAACAGTTGTCGGGATCAAAGTATGGGATTGCCTATACTGATGGTACTGAGAAAATTACACAGTTGAACCGTCCAATCGGTAATAATCTAATGGGTCAGATTGAATATTTAACGAGTATGCTATATAGCCAGTTAGGAATCACTCAGAGTATATTAGATGGAACCGCAGATGCTGCAACAATGTTAAACTACCATAACCGATCTATTGAACCGATAACCTCATCCATAACGGACGAGATGAAACGGAAGTTCTTAACAAAAACGGCCAGATCTCAAATGCAGTCGATCACGTTCTTTAGAGATCCATTCAAACTTGTACCGGTTAATGATCTTGCTGAGATCGCAGATAAGTTTACACGTAACGAAATCCTAACGTCTAACGAAGTCCGTCAGATAATTGGAATGAAACCGTCTACCGATCCAAAGGCAGATGAATTAAAGAATAAAAACATAGCGCCACCAACTGAATCTACTCCTGTAGATCCTGGCGTTAATCCTGAACAGGAAGGACTATAAAACATGAATTTGAAACACGACTTCAGTGGATGGGCCACTAAACATGGACTTAAATGTTCTGACGGTCGAACCATAATGCCAGACGCTTTTATACATAATGATGGACAAACGGTGCCTTTAATATGGATGCATCAACATAATGATCCGTCTAGTGTTTTAGGACACGCATTGTTAGAGAATCGTCCAGAGGGTGTGTATGCATATGGTTTTTTCAACAATACCGATGCGGGTAAAAGCGCTAAAGAAATGGTACAACATGGGGATATTGACGCAATGTCAATATGGGCCAACCAACTTAAACAACAGGGCGGCAACGTCATACACGGGGCCATCAAGGAAGTTAGTTTGGTATTGGCTGGCGCTAATCCAGGCGCATTTATCGACTCAATCATCAAACATGGCGAAGAAGTCGAAGAAGAAGCTATCATCTTTACTGGTGAAAGTTTGGATATGTATCACGCCGAAGAAGAGTTAAATCACGAGGAGGAAAAAATCAAAATGGAAAACGAAAAACAACCAGGATCAGAAGAAACGGTAGCTGACGTATTCGAAACTCTTAACGAGAAACAGAAGACGGTAGTGTATGCGCTAATCGGTCAGGCTTTGGAAGAAGCAGAAGGAAGCGATATGAAACAGTCAGACATTGACGAAATCAAAGGAGAACTTGAATTTATGAAGCATAACTTATTTGACAATGACGAAACCGCAGTCCGTGGTAATGTTATTACTCATGCTGAAATGACCGCCGTTATTAATGACGCTAAGAAATACGGAAGTGTGAAAGAATCGGCACTTGCCCACGGTATCACCGACATCGATTTCTTATTCCCAGATGCAAAAACCATGGACGGAACACCAAGCTTCATCTCGAGAGACATGGGTTGGGTTACCGATGTAATGAGCAAAACACATCACACTCCATTCTCTCGATTGAAATCAATCTTTGCCAATATCACCGAGGACGACGCTCGAGCTAAAGGTTATATCACTGGAGCTTTGAAGAAAGAAGAAGTATTCACATTACTAAAACGACAAACAATTCCAACTACTATCTACAAGAAACAAAAACTTGACCGGGATGATGTTGTCGACATTACTGATTTCGATGTCATTGCTTGGTTGAAAGGCGAAATGCGAATTATGCTTGACGAGGAAATCGCGAGAGCTGTTCTTGTTGGGGATGGTCGTCTTGGTTCTTCAGAAGATAAGATTTCTTCCGATTGTATCAGACCTATCTGGACCGATTCCGATCTCTATACAATTAAACAACCAGTTACAGTGGCTGCTAACGCGACCGAAGATCAAGTAGCAAAAGCTTTCATCAGAAACGTTATCAAATCTCGTAAACTTTACAAGGGTTCTGGTAATCCTGTACTTTATACCACCGAAGATGTACTTACCGACTGCCTATTAATGGAAGACACAACAGGTCGAGTGATTTATGAAACCGTTGAAAAATTAAAAACTGCACTTCGAGTATCAGCCATCATTACAGTTCCAGTGATGGAAAACTTAACCAGAGTTGATTCCGACACCAAAACAAGAACACTTATGGGCATCGTCGTAAACCTTACCGACTACAACATCGGAGCAGATAAAGGCGGCGCGGTCAATCTCTTTGATGATTTCGACATTGATTACAACCAGCAGAAATACCTGATTGAAACTCGATGCTCTGGGGCGCTAGTTAAACCTTACAGCGCTATTGCTTTAGAGAAATTGGTATCTGCTTAATACTAACGTAGAAAGGAATTCAAAATGGCAAAATTTTATGGATCGATAGGATACGCAATATTAGAAGAAATAGTGCTTGGAGTTTGGGAGGAACGAATAGTAGAACATTCTTACTATGGTGATGTAATACGCAATAACAGAAAGCTACAAACTTCGTCCCAACTGAACGATAACGTCACGACGTCTAATGAGATTAGTATTGTATCTGATCCTTTTGCCAATGAGAATTTTCATTGTATGCGATACGTGACTTTCATGGGTATAAAATGGAAAGTGTCAAATGTCGACGTCCAATCACCTCGATTAATTTTAACATTGGGTGAGGTGTATAATGGGTAGTCGACTTGAACTTCAAACTTTATTGGAGGGTTTGGCTGGAACACGTAATGTGTATTTCCAGCCTCCTCCTACATTAACCATGAAATATCCAGCAATCGTTTATGAGCGAGCAAAATTAACCAATCGGTTTGCAAACAATATTGTCTACAATCAAAAGCAAAGTTATAATATCACAGTTATAGATGCTAATCCGGACAGTGTGTTACCCATAAAGGTTTCGCAATTACCAATGTGTAGACCGGATAGATCCTTTAAAAGTGATAATCTTAACCACGATGTATTTATAATATACTTCTGAAAGGAGTTATACCATGTCTGAAGAAATTAAAATCGAACCAAAAGAAACACCTGCAAAACAAGTAAAAGAAATCCAGGCCGCACTTAATGAAAAAGGTTTTGAGTGTAAAGTTGATGGTCAAATTGGACCGGTAACAACTACCGCTATCAAAAGATATCAATCAACCCAGAGAAGTCGACTTAAAGTCGATGGTGTTGCTGGAGACAAAACATTAGCGCTGCTTCTAGCAAAATAAATTAGCCCAAATAAAGGAGAACAAAATATGCCAACATTAGTATGGGATGAAACCGGAGAACGAACTTACGAAACCGGTATTAGAAAAGGGGTCTTATATCCACAAGCCGCACTAGGAACATATCCTGCTGGGGTTGCTTGGAATGGTCTAGTTTCTGTGTCAGAAAGTCCTTCTGGTGCTGAACCAACCCCTATCTATGCCGATGATATTAAATACTTATCTTTGATGTCCGCCGAAGAGTTTGGCGCTACCATCGAAGCGTACACCTACCCGAAAGAATTTGAAGCCTGTGATGGTTCTGCATCGCTTACAACCGGTGTTGTTATTGGTCAACAGACAAGACAAACATTTGGTATGTGCTACCGAACCGCGTTGGGTAATGATATCGTTGGAGATGCTTACGGATACAAACTACATCTTATCTATGGTGCAATGGCTGCTCCATCGGAGAAAGCATACTCAACAATTAACGACTCTCCGGAAGCAATCACTTTCTCATGGGAAGTTACAACAACTCCTGTGGCGGTAACCGGGTTCAAACCAACCGCATCCATCACAATCGATTCTACAAAAGTAGACGCTGCAAAACTGACCGCATTAGAAGTAATTCTATATGGCGCAGATGCCGTTGCTGCTCGATTACCACTACCAGACGAAGTCAAAACTTTAATGACGGTCTAGTAGTGTTTCAGAGGAGGTTAAACCTCCTCTATTTTTTAAAACATACAAAATAAAAGGAGATACGTAATGTTAAAGAAGACAATAAAATATACAGATTATAATGGTGTAGAACACACCGAGGCTTTCTATTTCAATTTATCAAAAGCTGAATTAACCGAAATGGAACTATCAGAAAAAGGCGGTTTTGGTGAAATGCTTCAAGGGATTGTGGCGGCAGACGAACATACAAAACTTGTTCCGATAATTAAAGACATTATTTTTAAAGCCTATGGTGAAAAGAGCGAAGATGGAAAACGATTTATCAAATCGCCAGAACTTTCTACTGCTTTCTCACAGACAGAAGCTTATTCGGAATTATTCATGGAAATCGCAACAGATGCAGAATTATCAGCCGCATTTGTTAACGGCATTATCCCCGTTGATGTAAAAGAACAGGTTGAAGCCGCAGCAACAAAATAACACTTGAAAGGAGAACAAGAATGCTTCACATAACAATACCAGCTACAGAATTATGGAACGAATTCAGAC